CACGTCGATCGCAAAGCGTCCGGCCAAGCTCATCGGTACGACCCCCACTTTGCGTTATCAAGGAGTGCCTTCACGCCGAAGGGAATCTCCGAGAGGTTCACGGCGTCCGCCGCCATCCGGCGTTCGTACCACATGCCCACGAGCCACAGGATCGCGTTGCGAACCCGCTGCGGGACAGATGAGCCGCTCGCTCCCATGCCGCCCCACCAGCTGACGGTCACGGCGTTGTAATCAAGCAGGTGCGAGGGCCAGCTGCTGTTGTAGAGCGTGCGAATCACGCCGGGCGTGCTATCGCGGTCCACCCGGTACTGGTTCGTCGCGAGCGTCGCCGTGCTCTGGTTCTCCAGTGTGTACGTGACCGTTACCGCCGTGACCGTGCCGCTGCTCGCCATCGGCGGGCGGGGCAGCTCGATCTCGTGCGGGAACGCGTCGAGCGTCATGCGGTACTGCGTGTGCACGAACGTCTCGTCGCAGTACGACTCGCACCACTCGCGGGCCGCCGTGATGAGGGACGAGATGTACGCGTCGTCGGTGGTCGTGTCCACGCGGCAGTGGGCTTTCGCCTCCGCGAGCGTGACCGGCTCAACCGCTGGCGGCGTCGTCGTCGTGAGGCTTCGATACTGCACGCTTCGTCCTCCGCGGTGTGGCGTCGGCACGCTCAACGTCGTGCTCGACGCTCGCCGTCTCGATCAAGTCCATCTGAGCGACCCGCTTGGCAATGCCGTCGCGGATCAGCCGGTGTGCCGTCTCGTCCTCGCAATCGACGACCTTGCCGACGGTGTAGGTCGAGTAGTTGGTCAGTAGTTCTATTTTCATGATCCGGGGGCACTCCATGCAGTTTTGGGCTTACCGTTCGCTGTGTAGTCACCGACGTACTGAAAAACCGGGGCTTGCAAATCCTTGCCGGGCCACACCGCCACGTACTCGCCGTGGCCGATTGAGACCCTTGGGGAGACGTACACGCGGTTGCCGGCGGACTTGAACTGCCGCCAGAACCAGATGTCGGCGTCTGTCCGACCGTCGCCGTACTCGCCAGCAGCGTTGGGCTGATCTTGAAACCACGGTTTTGGGGTCCGCTTCAACGCCTTGGTTGAGATCACGGTGCAGCCGAAGTGGGCGCTGTCCACCTCTTGCACGGGCTCGGCAAACCACGACAGCGGCAGCTCGGTCGTGCCTGGCCCAGGAGGCGGGTTGTCAAGTTGCCCCGGCAGCGTAAACATGGGGCGACCGTCCTCCCGCTTCACCTGGAGCGGAGCCAGGGCGTCGCACTGGAGAGCCATTGCCATGGCGATCAACTCCTCGACGGTCTTGCGATCCCAGAACGAATCGTAGTCCGTGCACAGGATGTACTCGGTCGAGTCCAGAAACTGCTCCATCATTCGCTGGAGCACCTGCCCCCAGAGGGCCCCCTGCCCGAGCGTGGGCCGGATGTGCAGCGGCATGAGAGCCTGAATCCAGCCGAAGATATTCGCCAACGGCCCGAACCTGGGAGCACTCAGGACGCACTCGACGCGAACGTCTACGTCCGTGCTGCCCACCTTGACGATCATGCAAGAGCCTCCAAAAGCGAAACGGTCGGCAGGACGCGTTGCCCTGCCGACCGTTCACTGTGTCGAGGCTGTCAAGTCTCAGCCGCTGTACTTCGCGAGCACGCCCTTCGCGGAGGCCGTCTCGGGGCCGACCTCGCCTTTGCTGAGCCGGGCGACGATGGTCGTCGCAAGGCTGGTCGCCGGGGTGGCGTCGACCTTCACGTACCGACCCTTGCCACGCAGGTCGATGTCCATGCGGACGACCGACGGCTGTGCGGTCACAGCAGCCGACGCCGCCGGGGCCGCGACCGTGTAGATCGAGGAGCCAGCCGTGGTCGTCTCGCCGCCCGAGAGCGTGAGGACGTTCAGGATCGACGCCGCGGTATTCGCCGGGGTCGCCGACACCGCCACGATCACGTCGATCGACGCGTAGTCGTAGCCGAGCCGGTCAATCGTCAGGGTAGCGGTGCCAGCCGCCGAGGTCACGGTCGTGCCGACCACCGTCTTGCTGTTCTCAAGGAAGTTCACGATTCAGGGTCTCCTTAGTGGGTCAGGGGTCAGGCAGCGAACTTGAGGGCGACGAGCGGACCGGCCTTGCTCGTGTCGCCCAGGTCGTGAGCGACCATCGCAACGCGAGCCGTGGCGAACGTCAGGAGCTGGTCGAACTCGATGAACCGGCTGGCATCGGTCTTCACCGACACCTCGCGACGGACGCCGTAGGTGGCAGCCTGCGAGAGGTCGCCGAAGAGGCAGGCGATCTGGCTCGCCGTTCCCGACAGGCGGCTCTCAAGCGGGTGCACCAGCTGCACCGGGAAGCCGAGGAACTGCAGGCTGGCACCACCGGCCACGTCGGCCGCGTTGTTGCCGGCCGTCGCGACCATCAGCCGCAGCATCGAGCTGCCGTAGCCGGCCGGGCTGATGTACCACTTCGCGTTGCGGCGAGCGTACAGCGGGAGCCGAGCCACCACCGCCGTGAAGTCGGTCAGGGTGAGGTCCGCGAAGATGTCGTTGTTCGTCCCGGCCGTCACGACCGACGCGGAGTGCGTGCCGTCGTTGATCGCCACCGCGACACCCGTGGTGCCGTGGTACAGAGCCCCGTTGCCGGTGCCGATGAAGCCCGAATTGTCGAACGCTTCGGCAAACGCCTGGGCAACCTCGACCGCCATCGCGTCGGCGAGGTTGATGACGGAGTCCTCGACGAGGCTCATCGGGACGCGGTTGTCCACGCCCCAGAGCTTGGCGACCAGCTGCACGTTGTCGAACGTCACGTCGCTCGTGGTGGGAGCGGCGTTCTCGCCGATCGCCCGAGCCGAGAGACCGCCGGTGCGGCGGGCGATGAGCAGCGTGTCGCTGTTCATGCTGACGTTGCGGGCGTTCGCCGGGAAGGCACCGAACTCCTCGACGAGCCGGATGATCTCGCTCGACAGCTCGGGATTGGTCAGGGCACCGCCGAGGCTGTTGATGCCGCCGGCCTGGGCCCGGCTCTCGACGCCGTGATCATGGCACCACCGCCGGGCCTCCTCGTCACCGAGGAGCGACGCCTTGATGCTCATGCCAGCGCGGTACGCCCGCTCCTCGCAGCGGAAGCCACGGAGCGGACGGGACGACTTCGGAACAGCGTAGACCTTGGCACGGCTTTCCACGGCGGGAGCCTCCTCGGGGGTGACTTCGATCTTCTTGGCTGGGGCGGCCCGCTCGATGACGGCACGCATTTCGAGTTCCTTGGCCTTGGCCCGCTCCAGCAGTTCGATCTGCGAGCGGAGCTTGTCGGCCTTCTGCTCAAGCGACCGGAGCGACGCTTCCTGCTCCTCGGTCATCTCCGCGGGCTCCATGCCCTCGGGCGTCTCGGTGGTCGCCTCCATTTCGGCGACGACGGCGGCGAGTTCCTCGAGCAGCTTCTTGAGCTTGTCCACGTGTTCGCTCCTATGTTCGGGTCACGGCGTCAGTCGCCGTCTATCCCGAACCTATGGAGCCAACCCCCGACCCATGCAGTTATTGGGTCGCGTTAGTAAACGACCGCCTGGCGATCGCCGTGGCCGGTAGGATCTGTTTGTCCGTGCAGCCGCACTTCGGACACCGCAGGTAGCGGGTCTGGTACTCGCCCGAACGCTGGCTCGATGCAACCGCGAGCCGACCGTCTCGGCATCGCGGGCAGGAGTCGCCGCTACTTGCCATGCTGCTTGAGGAAGTGCCGGTAGAAGTCCGCACGGGCTGCGAGGAAGTCGCGAGTCTCAGAGTGCCGACGCTGCTCCTGGCGGAACACGTCGAACGACCGCTTCGCCACGGTCACGTCGGCGTCGGGGTAGGCCGGGAACGTCACCGGGCCCACGTCGATCAGCGAGTCGATCTTCGTGACCGTGCGGATGCTGCGGCCGTCCTCCACGCTCCACGAGTCGCCGCCAGGGGCGACCTGGAACGAGAACGACGACCCACGCACGATCCCCGCCTCGATGTTCGCGGCGAGATCACGCCCATAGGTCGTGTCCGGCACCGGGAACTCATACCGCAGGCCCACTTCGTCCACGTTCATTCGCAGTGTGCCGGGATAGCGAGCCAACGGATAGTTGGCGTCGTGGTTCCACAAAGCCCTTGTCTCCAACGGCTTCTTCCGGCCGCGACGCTCCGCGACGATGCCAAACGCACCGGGGTCGATCCGCTCGGTGAAGTCGCCCAGGTCAAGCGAGTTCACGCCGAACTTCGCCGCGTAGCCAACGATCCAGCGGGATTCGGGCTGCCCGTCTTCGCTTCGCGTCTCGATGCGAAGCAGGGGGAGTTCGGTCGTCTCTTCCTCGTAGAGGCTGCGTCGTTCGATTGCCATGCTTCGGTTCTCCTCGTCTGCTGCGTTCATCTGCTCCACCAGTTTGCGGCTCCAAGCCCACCCAGGATCGGAGCCCCACAGCGCCCAGGCGATACGCCCGTTGCTTGGGAATCCGTCCTCACCTGGGCTCCATCCGGTCGTCCCGACGTTGACTTGATGCCGGTCGAAGAACGCCTTCATCCGGCGTGCCGTCTCCGGGCTGATGTTCACTCCGTTGCTCAGGTCTCGTGCTCGGGCAACGCCGACTGCCGTGCCGCCTCGGCCGTACTCGCTTCGCCACGCTAGCCCCTTCGTAGCTTCCTCGCGGACGCCAGCCGGCGGCGTGAAGTCGATATGGTCATACCGTGCCGCCATCGTCCGCCTTTCGCTTGCGGGACTTCCGCTTCGGCTTCTCCTCGGCAGGCACCTCGGGCTCCGACCGAATGAACTGCGGCGAGTCGTCAACCCACACGTCTACCTCGACGCCAGCCTCTTTCGCGGCCTCGTCCTTCAGCCGGTCGCCCACGAGGAGCACCTGGCTGAAGGCGTCGGCGTAGTCGCCCAGCGTGTCGGTCACGGTCTGCCGATCCTCGGGCGTGTCCTCGCGGCGGCTGACCATCACGACCGTGTTGCCGTCCGCCACCGCCTTGCGGGCGAACTCGCCCCACAGCTGCGGGTCGGCCGAGAACGTGCGGTCGAAGTCGATCGAGAGCGTCAGGGCACGGGACTCGGGCAGGGACCGGGCAGCGGGCTCCGCAGGCTCCGCGGGAGCCGGCTCCGCAGGTGCCTCGGGCTGCACCGGCTCGGGCTCCTTCTTCACGACGCCAGCGAGGATCGCGTCGAGCTGGGCTTCCGGCGTCTCGGGGAACGCCACCACGAGGAGAGCCTTCGCGCCTTCAATGGTCAGCGATCCCGTGCGGTACTGCTCCAAGACCTCGAGCACCGTCGGGGCGTCCGCCGCCACAGCCTCATCGGGAGCCGTGTCGGTGACGATCTCTTCGACCACCGGCTCGGGCTGGGCCACCGCCTTGTCGAGCGTGGTCATGTTCAGCTGCACGAACCGCGTGTCGCCGCCTTCGACCGGGTTCAGGTTCTCGGCGGCACGAATCTCGTTGACGCTCAGAACGCCCAAGTTCCACATCGCGTTGTAGTAGCTTGCCCGGCCCGCGGCGTCGGCCCGCAGGGCACCACGCACGTCGAACTCCGCGAAGAGCTCCTCGTCGTCCACGAGGTCACGAGCGATCGCCGACTCGATCCGACGCAACCAGGGCATCAAGCCGTTCTGCACGTAGTCGAGGCTCTGCTGTTCGATGTTCGAGAACGAGGAACGCGACAGGTCGCCCACCAGGTGCGGAGGCACACCGTAGATGCGGCAGACCTCTTCGACTTGGAACCGGCGGGCCTCGAGGAACTGGGCTTCCTGGTTGTTGCCGCCCAACTCGTTGACCTTCAGCCCGCCCTGCAAGACCGCCGTCTTATGTGCCCGATCCGGCCCACGGTGAGCCCGCTCCCATTGGTCCCGCGTGTTCATCGCCGCCTCGGGCGAAAGCGTCTGGTCCGTGGAGAGGACGATGCCAGGGCGGGCACCGTTCGCAAAGAACGACGCCCCGTGGATCTCGCACGCCCGAGCCAGACCGATGGCATCCTTCGCCAGCTCCACCGGCACCATGCCGTTCACGCCGTCATCCGACAGCCACCGCAGGTGCATCATGGCGTCCTGGGCGTAGACCGTGCTCCCGCCCGACGCCTCGCGGTACGTGTACCGCAGCCGACCGTTCTCGATCTGCTCCACCTTCATGCGAGACGGATGCAACGCCACCAGCTGCGTCTGCGGGCCCGAGCCGGAAATCTCCACGAACGCCTG